GAGAGTCGTAACTGATACCATCACCGGCACTGGTAGCAATGAAATAACTGTAGCACGAGGAGCATTAGGAACAGGAATCTCTACTCATGATTCTGGTTCTTTACTGAATAAAGTAGATCCAATCGCGATTGAATTCCGCAGACCATCTATCATTCGTGCATCCGGTCATACATTTGAGTATCTTGGATATGGTCCTGGCAACTACTCAACGGGTCTTCCACAAGTTCAGGACAGAACACTCACAGAGACCGAAGAATTCCTCTCTCAGGCGCAGGAAAGAAGGGGTGGTATTGTTGTTTATACGGGTATGAATAACAAGGGCGATTTTTATGTTGGAAATAGAAGAACATCATCTTCAACAGGCGAAGAAAAAACTTATGACATTCCAGTTTCAACAGTTACTGGTGAAGATCCATCTAGTCTCAGTGTAGTTTTTGATGAAGTTATCGTCAAAAATAATCTTGTAGTTGAGGGTGGAGATTCGGGACAGATTCTTTCACAATTTGATGGTCCAGTTACACTTAATGGAGAAGTCACCTTTAAAGATAATTTAACGGCAAAAGGTCCAGTCAAGATTGCAAATACTACACAATCAACAACTAAAACTACCGGAGCACTTGTCATCGATGGTGGTGCTGGTATTGTTGGCGATTTAAATATCGGAGGAAACATTACCTTTGACAATAATGTAACTGGTGCTGGTGCTACTTTCGGTAATATTCAGATTGCAATCACTGAAGACAATACGATTGATACTACCACGGGCGATTTAATCCTCAATTCTGCTTCTGGTGAAGTTGAAATTAATGACAACCTAGATTTAAACGGAACATTAAATGTTTCTTCAACATCAATATTTGCAGGACAGGCAGTATTTAATACTGGTATCGTCCCAGATGCTGATGAGGGTGCATATCTTGGCACTGCATCATTACCATTCTCCGAGGCACACATTGACGAGATTAGAATTGGTGTAAGTGGCAATGGAGAAATTGATACTGCATCTGGCAATTTAACACTTGATTCTACTGGTGGAACAACAACAGTTGATGATAACTTGATTGTGAGTGGCACATCTACATTACAGAGCAACACTGCCATCACCGGAACATTAACAGTTACCGATGACATCACCGCATTCTTCTCATCTGATGAAAGATTAAAATTAGATATTACACCGATTAAAGAACCTCTTACCAAGATTCGTTCAATCAGTGGTAATACATTCACCTGGATTGAGGGTGGTGTTCATGAAGGTGAAGATACGGGTGTTATCGCACAAGAAATTGCTGCTCTTGGACTTCCCGGACTCACTACTATCAGAGAGACTGGTTATATGGCAGTCAAATATGACAAACTCACTGCACTACTTATTGAAGCAGTTAAGGAATTATCAACTAAGGTTGAAATTCTAGAGCAAAAATTATCAGATAAATAACTCCATGGAGATGCACAAGTAGATGGCAAATTATAGAAAGTCTTTTAATTTTCGTAATGGTGTTCAGGTTGATAACGACAACTTTATTGTAGATGCAAATGGACTGGTTGGAATTGGCACCTCTATTCCTTCCGAGTTTCTTGATGTAAGAGGAACTGCAAAAATTAGTGGTATTGTATCAACTGCGGACTTATTTGTCACCGAGGACGTATTTGTATCAGGTGCCTCAACAGTAACAGTGTTAGATGCAACCAGTCTTAATGCAACTGGTATTGTAACAGCACAACAATTTTTTGGTGATGGTAGTCAATTATCTGGTGTTGTTGCCGTTGCAAGAACCGGATGGTCTATTACTGATGCAGGAATCTCCACAATAGCTAATGTTGGGGTAGGCACCACTAATCCTGCAACTTTATTACAAGTTGGTGATGATCCAACATCGGCAACTTATGGTGTTGGTATTGATTCAACTGGACAAGGAAACTTTACAGGTATTTTAACAGCAGGTTCATTTCAATCTACCGGTATTATAACTGGTTCCAATTTGCTTGCATCGGGATTCTCTACATTCTTCTCCAGTGTTCAGATAACGAATGATGTAAATGTTGGTGGTGTTGTAACTGCAACCACCTTCATTGGAGATTTGACCGGAGAAGTTAATGCCGCAAAATTTGATACAAATTCTACGGGTATCGTTGTATCTGGTATTGCAACTTTCACCGATGATGCACAAATCACTGCTGGTGGATTAGTCGTTACTGGTGTCACCACTTCAACGAGTTTTGTTGGTAATATCACTGGTAGTGTAACTGGAAATGTTACTGGTGATGTAACGGGTAATGTCACAGGATATTTGAGTGGTGTTGCACAGACAGCAGGTTTTGCATCAACTTCATTCGGACTTGATGGCACACCTGATATTACAGTAGGAAATATTGTTGGTTCATCTGCAACTGTAACCGCACTGGTAGTTGATAATAAACTCGGTATTGGTTCTGATACTCCTGCCTCTGATATTGAAATCAGAAAGATTACAAATACAGCAATAGATGTTATTACATCCAGCAACACTTCTAGAATCAGTGTCGGACAATCTGTCGGAACAGGTAATAGCAGTGGTGTCTTAAGTTTCAACTCTGGAACACTGAGTCTCTCCAACTACGATCTTGGTGGAGTTAATATCAATCTCCATTCTGGATCTGGTGCCGGAACAACAGAAAGTTTCAAGGTTAGATACGACGATAATACTAAATTTGAGACCACATATGATGGTAAGGTAGGTGTTAATCGTCATGGTATTACATTAACACGAGAACTGGAAGTCGGTGGAAATACATTCATAAGTGGTTATGGACAGGTTGCAGGTATTCTTACCGTAGGACAAGGTGCTAATCAACTCACTCTTGGTGATGGTAGTGCTCTACCAATTTCTAGTAGTGCTGTTATTAGCGTAACCAGTGGTATTTCAACATTCAATGATCTTCTTGTTAGTCGCAATTTTCAAGTTGGAAGTGGCATCGGAACGTTCTTAGGAGATACTTTTGTTGGTGGAAAGTTGGGGATTGGTACAGCATCTGATACTGGATTTCCTGATAGTTTTGACTCTACTATCTTTGGAGATTTTTACTCAGATGGAAGAATTATTTCTAAAACACAACTTGGAATGTCCACTAGTGCTGATGGTTCATTCGTAACTGATCCAAGACCAAGTGTAGATGCATTGGGGCAAATTGTTCCCGGTTTTGCAAGTGGAAGTTTCCAAACACAAAATAGTTTCGTCATGTTTGGCGGAAGTGGATTATTTGTTCCCACTGCTCCTATTATTGCGGCAGGATATGGACAAACTAATCAAGCATTAGTTACTACTGATGCAGGTACTTCAAAATATTTGACTAGAATCGGAATCAATACTTACTTTGCCAGATCTGTTCTTGATGTTGGTATGGCAAGCACCACGATGAACAGTTATGTCATTATGCCTTCAGTTAATACTGAAGAACTTGACATCATTGCAAATCTCTGGTCCGGCAATGCTGGTGGTAATCAGAATGTAAATCCGGTTCAATCTGGATTTGGAACGGAACAGTCCAAGAAACTTCTTGCACCTAATGGTGTTCCTGGTGGTTCAATCGTTTATAACAATGAATCCAGAAGACTTAATGTTAGCACAGGTGGCACAGTATTCTGTGGTGTTGCAACATTAACACAAAACCAATCTGGATATGATTCACTTGCAATTCCCACATTCAATACTACTAAGAGAAACTTAATGAGTGGTTATGGCAACCTTCCTAAAGGTGCAATCATGTATAACACAACCACAAACAAACTTAACTTCTGGAATGGTTCTGCATGGGAGGCAGTAACAAGTTCAACGTAATAGCTTGACAGAATCATGAAAACCCTATAGACTACCTTTGTCCGGGTTGAAGAGGAAACTTTAAGACACTATAGAAACCGGTTGTAAAACTGTCACACCACCTCCTAATCGGGGTGGTTTTCTGCTATAATATATTCATACCAAACAGGAACGAACTTGGTCACCCTTCGCCCACACCAGAAGAAAGCACTGAATGCAATGCTGGCATATGACAAGGGTCAGGTCATCATCCCTACGGGTGGTGGCAAGACTATGTGTATGATACATGATATTATTGAGAATCAAAAGTATATTGATAATGGTTCTACTATTGTTGTTGTAGCACCTCGCATTCTTCTGGCAGAGCAACTCTGCAAAGAGTTTCTTGAAGTGATTGATACTACTCATACTCATGTGATGCAGGTTCATAGTGGTGATGTTGAGTATTTCAGCACCACCAAAGCAGACACGATTCACTTGTTCAACAACACTGCAAGAACTGCTGGTGAGAATGTCATCATCTTCACCACATATCACTCACTACATCGTCTTGTAGAGGCAGACATTGAAGTGAATACAATTTACTTTGATGAGGCACATAACTCCGTTCAACGTAATTTCTTTCCTGCAACTGAGTTCTTCAGTAATGATTCTGATCGTTGCTATTTCTTCACTGCGACTCCTAAGCACTCGTTGTCTGTATTCAAACCAGGAATGAATGATCCTGAGGTTTATGGTCAGGTCATCTGCAATGTTCCTGCACCTCAACTTGTCAAAGAAGGTTATATCCTTCCTCCTAAGGTTGTGGTTCATCAACTACCTCAGGGTGATTTCAAACTATCTGACGATAAGAATCTGTTGAATACGATTGATGCAAACTCACTCAATAAGATTCTGATTGCAGCACGTTCTACCAAGCAGATTTTGCGTATGGTAAGTCAGTCTGATTTTTGTCAGCAACTACATGAACGTGGATACAACTGGATGTATATTACATCTAAAACCGGTGCAATCATCAATGGCAAGAAGGTTTCCCGTGAGGAATTCTTCAAGACTTTGAATGCCTGGGGTCAGGATGATACTCGTTTTGTTGTCATGCACCACTCTATTCTGTCTGAAGGCATCAATGTCAAGGGACTGGAAGCAGTCCTATTCATGCGTAATATGGATTATGTAGGATTGTCGCAAAGTATTGGACGGGTCATTAGGTTAGGTGGACCCCAGAAGACCTTTGGACTGGTTTGTGTGCCAGTCTTTGACAAGGTGGGCATCAGCACTGCCAGGAGTGTTCAGGCGGTCGTAGAGACGATTTTTGAGAGGGGTGAGGCAGCGATATCCGTAGTGAGGAAGTAGAACTGTCACACCAGGAGTAGAACGCTGCTCCACTCTGCTATAATACAAAAGTAATCAGGGGAACATCCCATGAAGTGCAAAGTTCAACTCTACGTGTCTGGCACCGTCTTTGATGAGATTGTCATCGCACGGAACTATGAAGAAGCAAGAAAAACTGCACTTGCACGTAATCCTACGGCAACAGTTGTAAGTGTTACTGCCGTCTTCTAATGAGTGAATCAAAAGATTACCGAAAGTTCTATACTTGTCCTAACAAAGACATTTTAGAAAACAAAGTTGGGTATCCGAGTGGTTATGTAACCAAGGATGGTATGTGGGCCGCTGTGCCACTTGCAAAATCAAAGAAGTTTGTGATTATCAACAACGGATCAATCGTTCACACTTCAAAAAATTATCCATCTGCTGTCTCATACATAGAAAAAAATATGAAGAAAAAACGATGAAGGATCAAAACAGCATTGAAGATTGCGAAAGCAAACAAGAAAAGTGGAATCGCGGACTTGATATTTTTATTGAATCCGTGATTAAACCTGATGCATCTCTTCGTGATTGTGCTCGTAATCAAAAATGTTATCATGAACTGATGGATGTTCGCAATGATGTTTTGGATTATCTCAAAACAAAAAGATGGCAATAATATAACTAATAAAGAACTATAGTTAAAGTTATGGACCCCGAAGAAATTACTTTAAATACCACAAGCAGGCAATTTACCTATGAAAAGATGTCTCGCGATCTTGATGGTTTGACTCCTGATGAACTGAGAGATATGTGCAAATGTTATATGAAACTTTACCTCAAACAACAAGAAGTTCTCAAGACTATATGAAGGTAAGCACATCATCCTAGGCATAAATTTTTATTTCAGAAACTTGCAAATGTCAGCAATTCGTGATAAATATTAGGGAGAACTTCGGAGGAACGATGACCTGAAAATCTTACATTATGTCTTTTGTTTATCTAATACATGGAGGTTCATCATGCACAATCTAATATCATTTAATCAATTAGCAGGTTTTAAACTGGACGAAAAAAAGTCTGAAATTTCTGATAATTTAATCAACGAGTATTATGAATGTCTGGTAGAATGTGACAATAATCAGTCAGTCTGTAAAAGAATTTGTCGGGAGGTTCTAGTTTAAGTTTGTATACATTCAGTTGGAGGTAAAAAATGTTAGTTTATCTGCATCCGCCTTGATTATTCAGAGAATTTAATAAGATTAACCCTCGCAAGAGGGTTTTTTAATGCAAAGTTGTTAAATACTTAAAACATCCAAATAAAACTTAAAGTGGATTTATCCGACAAAAAAGCATCAAAAAAAATTATCAAAAGATTTAAAAAACATCCTGACTGGTATACACCAGAGGAGGTTTTGTATGCTAAAATGATTAAAAAGCAACTCAAGAAAGATGGAAGACAGTCTGAAAGTAGAACAGAATGAAGATGGCACATTCACTATAGAATGGGATAATGATGATCCTAGATGGAATTTTTTGAATAACTTGACAAGTAAAGAAATTAGTACTATGATAGAAACCCTAGTCAAAGATAATCTAGATGAAACCATTTAATGAGCACGAAGATTACTCACTGAATATGTTATCCGATTGGGTTAAGGAATCATTAGAGTCTTCACATACTCCACAACAAGTGTATGAAACAATTGTAAGAGCTGTCAGGGAGAAAAGAGACTATCATGAAACATGCTATAACCATAGCAAGAAACTTTTAGAACTTTTAAAAGGTGAATTGACACCTCTGCCAGAACATTATGATGACTTTGAGTGTCCTGTTCCAAAGCAAGAAACTATTACTTTTTCGGGACAAGATGGATCTGCAGAATCTTTAAGAAATTGGGAAAATTTTTGGTATGATGAGAATCATTTAACATTCAATTCTTCTTTACAACAAGAGGTGGATAGAATTGGTAAGGAAGGTGGATATGAATGGACACCAGGAACCTAACATAATATTTGTAAAGCAATTACAAAGAAAATCTTAAATTACTAACTAATTTTGTGCGGAAACGCTAAAATATCTCAGTAAAAGCAAGACACCTATGACTCTTCCCCAAAATGGCAAGAAATTGACAGAAATAGAGAAGAAAAGCATGAAAATTGCTTTAAAAGAGGCAGACATTCGTGCAATTCATCCCGAAAGGATGGAAGCACTCGCAGATTCTATGGTTCAAAGACTCAAAAATAGTGCAAATGTAGCACTTTGAACCATCAATCAAAATAAATAAGTAAAACAAATTACAAAACTTCGCATGGACACAATCGAGCAGCATATTGAGGTGGATAAACAGATCCTTGACAATCCTCTAACTTCTCCTAATCAACGTCGTCACATTGAAGGTGAGCTACATGAATTAGAAGATTATGTAGAGCATCATCAGAAAGAAATTGAAGCAGGTGATCATCATGACCCCACCGCACTTGAACTTTATTGTGATTCTAACCCATCAGAACCTGAATGTAAAGTTTATGAGGATTGATCGGGACAGTTAAAGAACTGGTTCAGCACTCTTGACTGGGTGCTTTTTTATGTCATACTATACGTATCAAAAGAACCCACCCCACTCATGTTTGATTCTATCTTTGCTGATGGTTCTCTTCGTGAATACATCAACGACAATCTGAAAGATCCTTGGGAAGGTACAAATTTTGAGGGTTATGTATACATGTCTCCCAAACAAAAGGGTGAATTTGGTGAGCGTTTTGTTCACAAATATATGAATCTCCTTGAATATAAAGTAGAACGGGCAAAAACCTCCACTGCCGGTCATGATCGTGTGATTCTAGAGTATCTGGAGGAAGTTATGACTAGCAGGTATCTTACAGAAATCAAATTTTCTCTTGCCACTAGGAATAAAAAAGATGGTGTAGTTGATGATAAGTTCATCATCAATCATGTCTCTGTTGGTAAAGATTGGGAGCGTCTCATCTTCTGTGGTATCAATCCTGACGAGCAAGATGTTCGCTTCGTGTTTATCACCAAAGCAGACTTTGAAGCACACTTGAAGAGTGATAAGTGTTATTTCAATGTGCAGCAAGGTGGTAAGAAAGTCGGTAATGATGATTACATTTGCACAAATGTTGCTGCTCTGCTAGAATGTGACTTCGTGAAGGATATTGCTGAATGGTGAATTTACTACTGGGCGATTGTTTATACCTGCTGCCTACGATTGCAGATAACAGTGTTGATATGCTGCTGGTAGATTTGCCCTACGGTACAACTGCGTGTAAGTGGGATAGTATTATCCCTTTGGATAAGTTGTGGGATCAATATAACCGAATCTGTAAAGAAAACGCAGCAATGGTATTTACTGCCGCACAACCTTTCACAACTATATTGGCAGCATCTAATATCAAAAATTTGAAGTATGAATGGATATGGGAGAAACCGCAGGGAACTAATCCCATGAACGCCAAAGTCATGCCTCTTAAGAGTCATGAAAACATCCTGGTATTTTATAGAAAGAAACCAACATATAATCCTCAAATGTGGTATTCAACTCCATATAGTGGGTTTAAGTCTGAGACAGCAAAGATAGGCGAAGTTTATGGAGGAGCAAAATCTAAGCATCGGGACAATCCTGAGGGGTCTCGCTACCCCAAGACCATTTTAAAATGCAAGCAAGAGAAGGGTTTGCATCCAACGCAGAAACCTGTGGCACTGATGGAGTATTTGGTTAAAACATACACTCATAAAGGTGAGACAGTGCTGGATAATACCATGGGAAGTGGCACAACAGGCGTTGCATGTGTCAATACTGATAGAAATTTCATAGGAATTGAGAGTGATGAAAAGTATTATGCCATAGCAGAGAACCGCATGAACAGCACTGTGCCACTTGAAGAACTGGAGTCAACCCCTTGCAATCCACTCACTAATGCCTTATATTAAGGAAGTGGAGGGGAGACCCGACACGACACACCCAGAGGCAACACACATAAGAGCAGAGACAAACCTCTGCCGCCTCTCATCCACATTCTCTTTCTAGCATGGCAACCCGCGCCCGCATTGGTATTCAACTCTCAGATGACTCCATTCTTTCTGTTTATCATCACTGGGATGGTTATCCTACTTGGTTGGGTCGGATTCTCAAGACGCACTACAATACAAAGGAGAAAGTAGCAGAACTGATTGATGGTGGTGATATGTCATCTTGCTGGACAAAAGATCGCTGGACTGGTAAGCAAGTTGCAAAATATGTGATTGAAAATGTTGAGGTTGAAGAATATGGTCCTCAATATTATTCTGCTCGTGGTGAGAATTGCCCTCCTCGTCTTGATGACCTGTTTGAGTATCTTGACAAGAAAAACAATGAAGAGTATGCTTACATTTGGACTGTAAATAACAAATGGGTTTGCATGGATATGAACCAGTTCAATGACAATAACCCTGAAAAGGTTGAAATTCCAGAAGGAGCACTTGCAGTATGACATCAATGCTTTTCACTTCCGGACAATCATCACACTCACATCTTGCTCAAAGTGTATTTGAGTTCTTTACATCACTCTATGGTGTAAAGAGTGATGTTGAAGTATTTCATACAGATCTCACTGATGACAATGCATTTGGTTTTACTGAAATCAATGGTGATGAGCAATTCATTCAGATTCACAATGATTTGAATGAGAATGATTACATTACCACACTATTGCATGAACTTGTTCATGTTGTTCAGAATGAAAATGGTCAGTTTGATGACACTCAGAGAGAGAAGGAGGCATATGAGTTAGAGTCTATCCTGTTCAACCGGTTCGGCAAATGACACAAGGGGGTTGACACAGACCTCCAACTCGTGTATATTAGGTTCATGGGAGAGGAAGTGCCCTAAAGACTCCACATTCTATAATCCCACCTACATGGGTGGCGTCATTCCAATGACTGTAATGTTCAAATCCGATCTTTCAAAAATTCGTATCACACGCCAATTTGAGACAAATATTGCTCTTGCTGAGGGTATTTGTCATACAGAAAATATCAGTGATACCGATCTCAAGAAACTGATTAACTTCAAGTCTCTTGATCGTCTTGCTGAACTTCTTTGTACCAATCGTGAATACGTCTATGAGAAGTGTAAAGCAGACTATGAGTTTGCTTTAGCTGTTGCTCATGGCACTGCTATTCTTGCCTCACGTCAAGGTTCAAAGGATGAATCTTACGTTCTTGATCAGATTAACCGCGTCTCTAGTGGTTATGGTATCTACGTACAATCTCTGAACAATCAGGATCTTCGTCCTACAAAGGATGGACGCCTGTTGAACAAAGCAGAGTTCCAAGAGTCTGGTCTTGATAAACTTGAGTGCCTCAAGTCTATCGATGGTGTGATCAACGGTAATGTAGAAGGATACATCTTTGCCAAGATTTGTTTTGGTGAAGGTGGACATCAGGATAATGTGTTCCACGAAGCAGCACACTTTGCTGACTGGGCAGAACAGTATGGTGAGGAAGGCAAAGTATATGTCATCCTCATCGATACTGACCTGACTAACAAGTTTGATCGTCTTAAGTTTAACTACGACTCTGACACAGTTTGGGTCGTTGATCATGTAGAATTCCAGCAACGTCTTGGTATTGAATGAGTAAGCAACTCCTGGGTCAGTATTATACAACGACTGACCCATTCAACAACTCCGGTGCATTCCGTTCCTGGTATCAGATGGTGCCCAAGACTACAATCTTGGAACCATTTGCAGGTGCGGGGCACCTTTTTTCGTATGTAAATGCAGAGTGGCATGGATATGATATTGAGCCCAATCATCCTGATATAGAGTATAGAAATACATTTGAACAGTTTCCTACTGGGTACAGAGTGTGTATCACTAACCCACCATACCTTGCGAAGACAGTAGTATCACGTAAGAAACTACCAGTGCAACTAATACATGAAGACATGTACCTTGATGCACTACAATTAATGCTGGATAACTGTGAGTACGTCGCTGCAATCATACCCAGTACATTCTGGAACCAAAGATTATTCAAGGATAGACTGTATGCATGGGATAAGTTTGATATGCAACTATTCACAGATACTGATGCACCCGCAGGTGTTGCATATTTTGTTCCGCATAGAGTAGAACACACACGAACATTTGTCAATGGTGAGGAGATTGTGCTCACATCTGACAACACACCAACAAAAACTGATTTTCATGTGCGCTTCAACCCACGCGACCTAGCACCCATCCTCGTAAATGGAATTGATACAAATACACAGAATAACATTCATCTCCGTATGTTACAGGACAATGACATACCATCACTAGTGAATAGTACTGGTGAGTGTAAGAATACTAACAGAAATCACTTCCCGATTGAGTCAACAATGGTAAAAGAGGCAGATCTACCCGCAATCAATGCAATGATAGACCAATGGAGAGATGAGACTATGGATTTTTTCCTTACTAGTTTCAAGTCTCCCATGGCATCAGGCAAGTACAGAAAACGGATCAGTTTCATGGAAGTCAGGTGGTTGCTTTGGAAATTCTATATGCCAGTTGAAGAAGTGTCACAGAACCCATTGGAAAGTGCTCTGTATACCCTATAATAACTACATAAGCAACCAACCCCACCCATGCAACTTACAAACTCCGTCTGTGTCGTTGATTTCTTCCCTGAGGCATTCATTGCCGAGGCAGATCCTATCACAGGAATGAAGGTTGTTGTTAAGCGTTTCCAGAAGCGTGTCACTTTCCGTGCCAATGGTCAAAAATCTTATAGCACTGTGACCATGCTCACTGCCAAGAATGAGTGGGCAGAGCGTATTGCCAATGGTGCAACAGTTACTAACTACAACACCGACAAAATGGATCGTTCCGAGTACACTCCAATGGGTTGCTGATTATGTTTACCACAGAAGACCATGAGTTTATCGATTTTCTCTTCGGTAAACTCACTTCTCTTACTGACACTGAGATGATTGATTTGCAGGATGATGATTCATGCTGCGATCACCTTGAATTTGAACAACTAACTCTCCCCGAATCATGAACCCACAATTTTCTGGTGTATTTACAACGGTCAAAGATCATGGTGGAGTCTATGCAGTTTGTACTGAAGGTGAATTATTTTACTCTCCAATGTATGAAGATGGTAGTGTAAATTTTGAGGAGTTTGAAATTGTAGATTTTTGGGATTCTAAAATTGATCCAGAGGAACTTGAAAAAATTCAATCGGTATTGATTGATATGATGCAGATTGCTGGTCTGTATTTTAAGTCCATGGTGCCAGTTTAACCGGTGTCACACGGCATCTTGAAACCCTCTCAGGATGCCCTATAATACATTCATACAAGGGAAACCACCCATGACTGCCACCTTCACAGATTACGTTGCTCAACAGGATGCACGTAACACCATTCAGTTGAATGTCACTAAGTATGCTCTCATGCTTTGTGATGCACTGCAACAGTCTCATCAACGTTCACATCCAAATGGTCGCAACTATTCTTATGCACTGATTTCTGGTCGTAAGTATCACAAAGTCATGCAGTGTGTAGATGGTCAGACTGAATCAGTTCATGCCTTCATTGATAAGAAGACCGGTGAAGTTTACAAGGCAGCATCATACAAAGCACCAGCAAAAGGTGTACGTTTCAATCTGCTAATCATCGAAGAACGTGAGTTTGTGTTGGAAAATTGTGATTGGGCAGGTGGATATCTCTATCGTAATGCATACTATCAAGGTGCATGATAGAATTTAATGAAGAACAATACTGTCTTATTATGGAGGCAGTAGAGGATTATGCTATGCTAGTTGATGAAGAAACCTCCTTCAAATGTGAGGAGATTAACTCTATTATTCAGGCACATCTTGATGAATTACACTAAAGAACAACTGATTGATGCACTTGTGGCAGAGTGGGACTATCTTTGCCATGATGATTATGACCCAGAAGATCCAACACCAGAAGAATATCGTAAAGAGATGGAAGAACTTACAATCGAACAATTGATTGAAGAAACATCAACTGGTGAAGGTTACACTCTTGATGAATTTATGGAGAACCATTCATGACACACGAATACGATCTCACGGACCAATCTGACCTTGATATGTTGGATGAGGTTGATGGTGAGTATTACAATTGGGACCAGAATCACTCTGGTTATTTGTGGTTGACTGATGCATGTGTGGAGAAGTATGGATTAGAGAAGGGTATGGATGTAGAACCCATTGACTGGGATATTTGGGATGATGAGTATTATGCTGAATACAAAGAGAGAGGATTAAAGTGGGATTTTTATATTCAACAATATGCCTCAGTGCATGATAAGGATGGAAAGTATCTCCGTGATTGCACTTATGAAGACTGGGAGGTATGTAAGGCAAATGGTATTAAGGAAGAAATGTTAAGTGATGAAGGTTGCGAAGTTATGGGATGGTGCGACGGATGAAAGTATCATGTGATCGATGGGTTGTCTCATGGAAACGTGAGAAGAAAAATGGTTATACTTCAACCCAGCAGGTTGTGGTCTATGGAATCGAAAATGTTGAGCACGTCATCAACACAATGGTTCCGACAGATGAATGGAGTGTAACACCGGCATGACTTCCACACACAAACTAATCTTTATAGCATCCTTTATGTGGTTTATGAATTGGGGAACACGATTAACCTATTCTCTTCTGAGTGGATTATGATTGAAGTTCCTCCATTGACATGTGGTATAAATTAAAGTAAAATAGTAACACACTTGAGGTGAACCCCATGGAAGAAAGACTTTTCAAAATTCAAGAGTTGAGTACAGTCGGGTGGGAGGATGTTGTTGAGGACGACAATTCTAATCGTAAATTGACTAAGGAACAATGTAATGCCAAACTGCAAGGTTATCTCGGAATTGGAATCGCACCAGACAGACTCAGAGCAGTTATTGACAACGATTGAACTTCCGCGTGATTTCACACATCAATCTCCAAAAGGTTTCTCATATGAAGTTACAGAGCATAGAAAAAATATGCTTGCTATTTGGATTCTCAACCATGGTATGTTCTCTTATACTGATACACCTCCCCGATCAATCTGGGGATTCTATAGTACAAAGAAGAGATGCTATCATGCGCCTATTAACTCCACCAAGCACGGAGATAAGGTAGATATTAGTTCTACGACTCCATACACCGCAATGCAACTCAACCTCAACCCTCTTGAATATGCACTATACTCCAAAAGTTGATGACTATGTTATTTGGAATCATAATGGTTTAGTTCATAAGGGTTGGGTATATTTTGTGGATGAACTGTATATTACGATTGAGACTGGTATCAAACCAAAACCTAATTGTCAATATACAAAGAATGAGAAACACAAATACATTCATACACTCTTACTATGTCATCCATACTATTGGAAAGAGTTAGAGTATGTTCATACAAGGAAGAATAAGTACGGCAAAACCTTAGATGAGATGGATATATACGATCGGTTTGATAATGTTGAGGTAGATTAAATTTGTGAATCCATATAAAAAGGTATTATTCCCAATACACATCTTCCAGGCTCATATCAAGGAGAATGAGTTAATTAAGGAGGAATTGTCTCATGCGATTGAGAACTATCGTGATAAGGGAGATTCAAAAGTACCCGAAGGATGGTTGACTGATAATCTACTGACATCATTTGATGCAACTAATTTTAACTTCAAACTCTTTTCTGAGAGTCATGTGACACAGAGATTGTATGAAAAATATATTCTTAAGTTCTTTGATAGACCGACAAAGGTCAATGTACTCGAAATGTGGTTTAATTATTATAGCAATGGTGAGTATCAAGAAGTGCATACACATGTGCAACCAGATATATTTGGTATTCGACCACATTTCTCATGTATTCATTATTTAAAGTTTGATCCTGAGGTACATCAACCAGTGGTATTCAATGACCCAATCGGAATACTAAGGCAAACCAATTCAATTGAACTTGACTCTAATAACTATAATGATGAGTATGAACCACAATTAAGAGAGGGTAGCATACTCATGTTCCCTCCATACTTGGAGCACTATGTACCAAAATCAGAACCAACACCCGACAATCCAAGAATCAGTGTGGCATTTAATATTATCCTGACAGAATACGGAGAGGACAAATTGTATGGACCTTAATTATATCGATCAGTTTTTTTCTGAGGAGGAGCATCAGGTTATTCATGAGTATTGTATGAGTGCAGAGTATTCATATGGTGAGAGAGATGATATGAATTTACCTGTGACGGGTATGATTCATAATATACCAGAGACAGAGTTTGTTTATAAATTAATCAAAAAGAGGTTAAAAGATTCATCAGAGCAAGTGCAGGGTAAGAAACTCTACCGAATGTATGTGAATTGTTTTGTACCATGTGAGCGTCCATATTTTCATACCGATGGAGAGGAAGGAATTACATTCATCTATTATCCAAATATGGGATGGGACAAAGATGATGGAGGAGAGACACAATTTCTAATGAATGATGAACTGTATGGTATATTACCAATACCGAATCGTATGGTCGTGTTTAGTGCGAATCTATTGCATCGTGCCACAACATTCAGAAATGACCACCGATTTACCGTCGCAATTAAATATATGTGAATAAATAAATATGGGTAAAAACTGTTTCTGTAATGGCAATTAATAAAACACAAACCAAATACTTTAGTTCCGGAGAGATTAAATTCAGTGCCATTCGGGATACTTTCGGTGATTTAGCAGGAACGAATGTAAGTGCATCTGATTATCTAAGAAATGCCGGTGATGATGTAGATTGGTCTGATGATTCTAATATCACTCCCAGAGTACCAAATGCGACAGAGAATGAGAATGTCGCGACATCATCTAATTGGAGTACATCACAATTAAGAGATTCGATTGTAGAATATAATATCACACAAAGTGGAAATGATGAAGAATTAGAATTTGCGGATACGAATGCATCACAATGGAATTCTAATTTATCAAAGAATGTTCCAAAGAGAATGGATGTGGAGGGTGTTGTTTATGCGAATGAGACCAGTAAGTATGCACTGAAGTTTAGTCAGGGAGAATATAATAATCTAACGATTAATGTACCGGACGGTGGTGCAATCTATGGTGAGGGTGGTGCTGCCGGAGGAGGAAATGGTGGTGGTGCCCTGTATATTGAGAATACTGCCAGTTATGATAATGTATCGATCACATTAGGAAGTAATGGTCGAATATGGGCCGGAGGTGGCGGTGGAAATAGTGGGAATCCTGGAAATAGTGGTTCATCTATTAGTTGCAGTAGTACAAGTAGTGCCGGTACGCAGGTCAATAGTGGAATGAATGCCGAGCGATATTGGAATTATAGTGTAGCAGATGCTGCATGTAGAAGTGCATATGGAAATAATGCAAAGTTAGTAAATGCTGCTCCGGTTGCCGGAACTGTAAGAAATCGTTGTCGTGGTTCAGGTGGAATAGGATTTCGTAGAGGACAAGGATGGAATGGTTTGAGTGGATATAGTTGTAATCCGTCTTGGAATTTAGATTGTAGTTTTACTAACTATAATAATATTGGTGGTGGTAGTGGAGGTTCTGGAGGTAGTGGAGGAGTCGGACAAGGATTTAGTAATCAAGGTGGACCTGGTGCCGGTAATCCTGGTAATAGTGGTAATACTAACTCATGTGCGAACTCAGGTGCAAGTAGCAGTGGAAATCCTGGAAATAGTGGTGGCACAGGAGGAACATGGGGAGTTTCGGCAGGAGGTAGTGCCGGATTTGCGATTAAGAAAAAGAGTACAAGTGTCAATCAAGGATTATCGGTTAATACTGTCAAGGGCAGTATCAGTAATATATAATTGAAAGTATGATATAATAGTATGATGAATGATGTGAAACTTGCGACAATTGTATTTCATTTTCTGGATGAATTCTTTTTGCAGGAAGCATCCGGAAAGGAATGGAGTGCATCAAAGAACTGTCAAAAGGAAAGGTGGTCAATTTGTGATGAATGTGAGTATTTTGATGAACCCGAGGAGGGATGTAAGTATTGTGGATGTTATCTACCACATAAGATAAAGGATCCATTTGGTGATTGTCCATTAGATAAGTGGATATCAAATAGTGAGCAGTGGTATGATGAGGACTATGATTATCTCAAACAATTAATTATTGAAAAGAACCCAGAACTGAAGGAGTATTTGAATGGAAACAATTGAACTCAAAGGTGAATATAGTGATTTTATAGGAACGTATTCTAATGTATATGATTCTAAGTTCTGTGATGGTATTATAAAGTCTTTTGATTATTATCAGGATATTGATGCAGTGTTCTGTGAAGACAATCAATTTGAGAACAGTAATGCCGGACGATTTGATTGGGCATTAGATTTGGCAGAGATGAATCCTGCAATGAAAGATAATCAATCACAGTTATTAAATGAAACATTACAACCATGTTTTAATGAATATGTAAATGTCTTTGGTCATCTAAAGACTGTACCAATGTATTCACTTTCACAGAAGATACAGAAGACTCCTGCCGGTGGTGGTTATCATGTCTGGCACGATGAGAACTCAAACTTAGAACAATCCAATCGATGTCTTGTATGGATGATCTATTTGAATGATGATTATCAAGGTGGAGAAACAGAGTTTTTATATTATAAGAAAAGAATACAACCTGAGAAGGGAAAGTTACTAATATGGCCCGCAGGTATGACACATTGCCATAGAGGAGGGTTAGTCTTAGAAGGAACAAAGTATATTGCAACAGGTTGGTTCTATTTGGCAAATTACAATGGATGATAATAACAAGGACGCACAGAGTGCTCATCCCCAGGGGGAAGAGTTTCCTACAATTAAGGAACAAGGAAAGAGTCTTGCAAAGTTTACATTTGAAGTGGTCAAGGATGGTGTATTAAATCTATCACCAGGAGAAGTATTCGCAAGTGATGAATTAAAAAAAGAACGATTGGATATATGTAAGAAGTGTGAGTATTATAGTATGAGACAGAATAGATGTAAACACTGTGGTTGTTGGTTAGAACATAAGGTTAAGTTCAAGGTAAGTGAGTGTCCTATCTACAAATGGTGAATGATAATGAATGAGATAGTTAAGGTATGGAAGTATACTCTGGGTAGTTTTAATGATGAAAAGACTGAGAGATATGATAATATTATTTGTATTCTAAGAACGGGTATATTACTGACTTATCTGTTGACGAATGTCTTTATTGTGGCAGGAGTGGTGAGACACTGGAATTCAGTTAAAAGTGTATCCATTGATACAGAATACATTAAAAAATAGGTTTTAAATATGATTATAAATATAAAACTCTTTTTTAACAAGGTTGTGGAAAAGTGTATTATTTGTGTGGATAAACCCTTATATTAGTTGTTTATCTGTGGAAAACTATGAGTATAGTATCTTCCAAGTATCTTCCAAGTATCTTCTAAGTATCTCTTAAACCTTAGATCTAATATCTTTAAGTATCTCATAAACCTCACATCTTATGCAAGTTTAGCGAGCGTATCATGGAGAGCGCGGTTTGTCAACCCACGGGGCGCGAAATTTTTCTCGACGAGACATAAATTGTAACATAAAGACATCTTATAGTATAAATATATTGATTATAAATCTCGTCTAGATCTTACATTTGACATAGAACGAGATTACATGATATAATCATACAATAGATATCTCGACGAGAACCATGAACGACTACGAGACATTCTACATATGGGACTACGAGACATCATGTCATGATACTCGCGACGAGATGTATATGCTCGACGAGATGCATCATGATACACAATACACATATGATCTAGATGATGAATATGCACGAGATAGCACAGACTATCAGGCACTTGCATATAGACATTACGCATGATATAATACGTAAACATCACACGAGATACACATGTACGCACAGAAACGAATTGTGAGTGTTACATTAGACATTGAGTGTTATGAAGATCTAGATGTAGAGAATATCGATTGGACTGATATTCTAGGTCTAGAAGGTGATGAACATATTGACATTAGTATAAAAGAAACAGTTAACAACTACTAGTGTGTCAGTTTGTAGATTGGCACACTTAAAACTAGTGTCTTGTGCCAATCGAACTAGTGTCACACGAGGCGGCCACAGACCTGAAAATCGTGTATTGTAGTTAAGTCATCAGAAATTCACCAAATGCAAGGTTACAACGGTTGGGCAAATTGGGAGACCTGGAATGTTGCTCTCTGGATCGGAAATGATCCTGGTTTGTATGAACTGGCATGTGAAACTGCAAGGGATGGTGGAACTTATGGTCACCTGGTAAGTATGATTCTCGATTGTGGAAGTAAAGAAACACCAGACGGATGTAAGTGGGACGATGTAAAGATAGACGGAATCGAGGTTAATAACATGATGAAAGAACTTATAGACTAAGTAACACTCAGGTCAGCTGACCGTGGACAGTCGGACTAGTGTCACAAGGTTTCGGCACAGACCTCAAAACCGTGTATTGTAGTTTCAAGTCAAACAATTTTCATCAAAATGGATTACGACACTTTCGACACTGACATTTTCTCTGAGATTAATGACATGCCAGGAGAGATTTATGATGTGATTGAATACAAGGAAGAATATGAAGATGATAAGAAGTTTGATGTGGAAGAATATATTGAAGGAAATACAGACTACTAAGTAACACTCACTCATTCACCCTATCTAACACTACCATGACCGAACTTGAAATGCAAGCAATTGAAGTCCTTGAAATCGTTGAGGATTCAGTAGAATACATTTGTGCCGAAAATGTTATCAGTGGAGAAAAGGTCTGGACTATGATAGCAGCACTTGCAGATGCCAAACTTGCACAATTCCCTGATAATTGAGAGACTAAGTAACACTCACCTCACTTCATTCAAATCATGAACTACACTCTCAAGCAACTTCAAGACCGTGTTAATAGTATGATCAAAGAACAGGGAGAAGATGCAGAATGTGCCGCATGGAT